TGACAGGTCAGCGGCGGGTCGATAAATTTAACGTCTTCGTCCATTTAAGCCCCTCCATGCTGTTTTTTGTACTGCGCCTCGATGAGCTCACCGATGAGCTTCGCGGCGGGCCGGGGATTGGGGTTGTTTGTATACTCTGACCACGCTTCAGCCGTCATCTCGCGGATGTTCGAGGCGGCGTATGTGCTGATCGTGTCCGTCATCTTGGCGTTGAAGTTCTTTTTACTGTCGTAGCCTGAGCTCAAACAGCTATTCCATATTGCTTGCACCTCAGGGAGCTTCGAGATACCGAGTAGTGTGTCAAGCGAATGCCCGACCTCGTGGTCCACGATGCTCTTGATTGTTGCACAGCCCTCGGGGTGAAACTTTGAGGCCACGCCCTGTGCGACTGAGGCTTTGAATAGCTCGGCGTTCTTGCCCCACTTGGAATTTACACAGACCCCCGCGAGATGCGGCGGATGCCCGCAAGCCTGCGCGTAGTTGTTGCCCGCGATCTTCTTCGGGTTTTTCGTGTAGGTCTTGGCCATAGCCTCGAGCTCGGTCTGTGTCTTGTTCGGGTAGGTGTTTTTGAAAGAAGCGAGCTGATCTTTATATCTTTGTTCATACTGTACCTTGTTGCGATACTGCGCGGTGCCGACGACAACGAACTGGTCACGAAGCATCGGGAACTTTGAGACACTCTCGTGTATTGATTGATTCCATTGGTTTGCCACCTCGATGTGACAGCCTGTGTAATCCACCTTGGTGGCGATGTTGTTGTCCATGGCCCACTTCGCGGCGCTCTTGACGTCCTTAGCGGGTGTGAATGGCACTGACGGCGCTTTAGGCTTCGGAGGCGCGACAGGCTTCGGCGGCTCTGCGGGCTTAGCCTTGGGCTTTGGTCCGCCATTCTTTGCTACGAAGTCGTTGATCAAGCTGTTCATGTCGGTGTTCACGTCGACCTTGGCCTCGCTCTCAATCCAGTCGCCTAGGTTGTCGCGCCACGTATCGAAGTCGTAGCCGTTGACATCAGGCAGGCCGAGTTTTGAGTTGACCTGTTGGTCGGACATTTGTAGCGCCTGCTTTAGAAGTCCGCGCCGTTTTGTCTTGAGCTCCTCTTCGGAGGGTCCTGCGGGCTTCGGAGGCGCGGCAGGCGGCGTCGGCGCTTGTGGTGGCGCAACAGGAGGCGTCGGCGCTTGCGGCTTCTCTGCGGGCTTCTGAGAGCCCTTCTGGAAGAGCGCGATCGCGTCCTTGAGATCACCCGTGCTACCGTCGAAGTCGGTCTTGGCCCAGTGGTTGAACTTTTCCCACTGCTCGACGGCCTTGGCATACTGTAGGCCCATACCGAAGTGTGGTCTCAGCTCCTTGGCCTTCAGTGCGAGCGCGGCCATGTAGACATTCGCCTTGTTATGCTCCTGCGCGTTCTTTGGCCCTGCGCTTTGCTTGGGCGGGTCATTCTTCCACCACCCGCCGACGGGCTTGCCCTGCGCGCTCTTAGGCACGTTGCCGCCGATGATGTTGCCGTTGTCGTCGAGCTTGACGCGGCGGCCCTTGTGCGCCGTGTCGCCCTCTTTTTTCTTACCGCCAAGCGTTACCCATCGGTCGTCGTTTGCCCTCAGCACGGGGCGTTCTTGCAGTGCAACGGCGGCCGTTAAGACCGCCGAGCACATTAATAGCTTTAGTTTGTCACGCTCCATACAGGCACCTCATTCGTGCTCATACTCCTCGCAGTCGGCACCCTCGAAGAGTACCTCGGAGGGCTTACTCTCGGGATATGGGAACTTTTCGCAGACGCCTTTTGTGTACTGCGGGCCGCCGAGGCCCCCGCCCTTTTTGAACTTGCAGTCTCGGCATACGATTGTGTCAGCTACTTGTCGGGCCGACAGTTGTTCATTTTTTTCCACTCTTCGGTCCCTTCTTCTCAGCGGGGCGGTCGAGCACCTCTATGTCGAGATAGGTCGTGCCGCCTGAGCGCTCAATCTTTGTGACGCGGTAGTTGTAGCCGCGGTTGATGATGACCTCAAACTCGCCGCCGAAGTCACTCTGCTCCTTGTCACCGTCTGACCGTACGAGCTGAAGGGCTCTGCATAAAGCATCTGTGTGCCTTTAGGCGCATAGATATTGAATATACAGCCGTTGCCCGTGAAGCCGTGGCCCTTTGCCGCGCCTGTAGATAAGAAGCCTGCGTCTTGCACGGTCTTACCAAGGAGCTTCGTTTTTAGCTCTTCGATGTCGCCGTAGCTGAGGTCGCTGTCGCTGACGCCTAAGAACGGGGCCGCGCCGCTGTGATCGACTCCGCGCTGTAGCCACATATCGAAGTCATACGTCGACTTGGAGATCGTGTCTGTGAGGTGCTGAATGCCCTCGGCTTGGCCCTCGTTATCAAGGTCGACGCCGCCGACGCCTTTAAAGTTTTGCTTGCCCCAACTTTGGTTATAGCCCCGTAGCGGCCTGTTGAAGGCCCCTGAGCCTGAGGTGTATGTGTACGCGGCCTTTTTGGCCTCGTGTGGTAGCGTTTTCCATAGCGCGCCCAGTGTGGGTCGCAGGGCCTTGTCAGCCGCCTTCGGACCCGTGTAGCCTTGAAACCACTTCGCGCCATCTTTGCGTTCCTGTGTGTAGCTCGCGGCCTTTTGCTTGCTCATCTTTTTCTGCGGCTTTGCGGCAGGAGCCGCAGGCTTGGCCGTTGGGTTGTTTTGTTTCCACTGCTCAAACTCGGTCTGTGCACCATAGATTGACGGCGTATTGCCGCTGAACTTGCCTGTGTTCACGAAGTCCTTGAAGTCATCATACTCTGCCTCAGTGAAGCCGAGCTCGTCGGCAGTCCATCCTTGGAACTTATCTATAACGTCGTTGGTGTTATACTGTTGGTCCTGCGTCAGGCCGCTGTTCTTCGGGTCTTTCGCCTTGTAGAACTGCGCGATCACGCCGCCGATGTTGAACGTATTGCCGTCGAAGTCTTTTTCAATCCAATCAACTAAATCGGATTGATCTTTCATATCAAGGCCGTAGCTCTCGAGGTCATCCCAGTTGTTCGCCTTGTACAGGACCGCCTCTACAGCGTCCTGCTGTGCGGCTGTCAGCTTCTTCTTGGCGGGCTTGCCGTCCTTCTCATACTCTTCGTAGGCGTTCAACGCTGTCCAAAAGCCCGAGTCGGTAGGCTTATACTCGTTATTGACAAAGTCCGTGAAGGTCTTGGCCGACTCCTCAGGCGTGAGCCCGAACTCTTTGCCCGACAGGGTGATGCTTGAGGGGTAGAACTGCATGGAGTCGAGGACATCACTTTTGATGGAGAGCTCACTCTCGGTCCACTTCGATGTCGGCGTTGCGGCCATTTTCTTCTGCTCGAGATACTGTAAGATCGCGCCGTCAGGCGTATCGGCTTTGCCGTCAAACTTCTCGTCGAGCCAAGTGACAAAGTCGCCCTGAAGCTCGGTCGCGGTAAGCCCCGTGTTCGGATATTGGTCGGCCCACTCTTTGGACTCGCCCCACGTTAGCGCCTGAATGCTGTCCTTGATAAACTTTTTGTTCTCTTCGCTCGCAGTGCCTGCCTGCTCTTTTTTCCACTGCCCGTATTCGCCTAGGGCGTTGTACAGGATGTTCGAGTCGCCGCTGTAGTTGTCGATCATCCATTTTTTAAAGTCTTCTTTGGTCTCCTCGTCGGTCATATGATACTTGTCCGAGAGGTTCCAGAAGTCGGAGTCACTGTCGCCGCTGTTGACCTCTTTAAGCAGGAGCTCTTTATTCTGCGCCTGCTTCGACGTCCCACCGCCCATGAGAAGCGTGAACGGGTCCTCGCCGCCCGCGTCGTGGGTCTTTCCCCACTCTTCGTAATCGGCTAAGACTTTGTGAAGATATGTAGAAGAGCCATCCCACTCGTTTGTGACATAGTCCTTGAACTCCGCGAGCTCTGCCTTGGTGTCTATGCCCTTGTTGTGTAACATATCCGTGTATATCTCGCTGTCGATTTTCCACAGTATCTCGGTCTTATTCTCGTCGGCCTCTGACTTCTGCTCAGGCGGGTCCTCGAGCAGGGTGTTGTCTTCCTCGTCCTGCGGCGTGTCAATCAGGCCATCGTCGAGCGGGGGTAGCTCACCGTCATCAAGCCACTCGTCAGGGTCGCCTAGGTCCTCAAAGCCGTCCTCAGGTATCTCGGCCTTTGGCTCTTCAGCCTTCGGCTCTTCAGCCTTCGGCAGGTAGCTGTCAACGTCGTCGGAGGGTTTGCCCTTCTCGGCCTCGTCGAGCTTCTCGTATGTCTTCGGGTCATCAATCTTTTTGCCCTGTACTTCTTTCGGCATATTGCCGCCAATGATTTTCCCGTTTTTATCTATCATAACTTTACGCCCTGCTGAGCCGCCCTCGCCGCGTCCGTCAGCCTTCTTGCCGCCGATCGTGACCCAGTGTGCGCCGTCAGGCGTTGTGTCCGTCGCTGTCATGCCAAGAGAGGCCTCGAACGGCGGGAACAGATCAGCGGGCAGGCTCACTCTCGTGGCCCACCGTGCGTCGGCCATTTCCTTGCCGTCGGCCTTTGGCTTGCCTTTAAAGTCTGTACACAGGAATAGAACGGGTCGCCCGTACTGCGCGGGCAGTTTCATCTCACCGAGCGGCTGTAGTTCGCCGAGCTCGATGTTAAATTCTTCTTTAGCCTCTCGGCGCGCGGCCTGTTCAGGCGTTTCGCCTGCTTCGATGTGCCCGCCTGCGCCGCACCATCCTGCGCCGTCAAGACGTCGTCCGATTAGGAGCTCGCCATTCTTCGACACGAGCACAGCGGCCGCCGTGGGCTTCTTCTGCGCCTGTAGCGCTAAGGCGGCGGTAAGAGCCGCAGTTAGTACGAGCTTGAGTTGTTCTTTTCGTTCCATACTGCGGCCCCTCGTTTCATATTTCTTTGATAGTCCTGCCGTACTTCGTCATGAAGTCGCGTTGACCCATCTTTGTGATAACGCCGTGATCGTGTACCTGCATAGGCCACTTGATCGTTCGCCAGAGAATGACCTCTGACGCATAACAGCGGCAATTCTTGACAATAACTCCGCGCTGTGTTATGCTGTAGTAGCCATAATCTGATTGGAGGTTGTACACATGCCCCGAAAAATCCCTAGTGCTCTTATTGACCACGCGCAACAACTTATAACTGACGGCTCCACACTTGAGGCCGCCGCGCAAGCTATCGGGCATCATCGCACAGTAGTCAGCGATTGCCTCCGCCGTCGCGGGTTTTCCGTTCCTGTCGGTGGGCACCCCGCGGCTAACAGGCTCGTCCTCGACGAGGCTCACGTTCTTGCGGCTTACGCTGAGGGCCAGAGCGTCCTCTCTTTGTCCAAGGGTCTGAGCTGTAGTCGTCAAGCCATTCGGAACGTTCTCACTCGTAATGGTGTTGCATCGCGAAGCCTCTCTGAGGCCAACGCTCTCAGAATGTCCACGCTTGACCTCAGCCAACGGAGAGACCTGATTGGCCCCGCCCGAGAACAGCGGTTCGACAACATGGTCGCCGCGGCCTATGACCGAGAGAGCCGTAACCCTGCTATCGGCGCAGGTGAGCGGGAGCTCGCCGACGCTCTCGAGGCCCAAGGCCTTACCGTCGTCAGACAAAAACGCGTTGATGACTATTTCGTCGACCTCGCCATCGACTCGCTCGCCGTGGATGTTAAACAGGCCGCCCGAAACAGCTTTACTCCCGTATCGAACTCGCGCCGTTTCAAACAAATCAGCAAAGCAGGTTACAAGCCCGTCAACTTTGTCTTCACCGATCTCGCTCTCATTGGGCTCTGCATAAACGAGATAGTCGCCACACTGAAGGGCGTCGACCGCAGTCCAACCGTTGAGGGTCAATACTGGGTGCTTCGGTGTCGCTTCAAAAGCGGTCCCGTCCGCAAGAACCGTGCGGATGAGTTTACCGTCGTAGAGTCGACGCCAGATACGATTGTAACCCTTAGACAGGGCCACCTCGGTTGACGCGGGAAAACAGTTATAAATGTTTCCCGCGCTATAATTGCCCTCGCTTTTCTTCCCGAGAAGTTTCTCAGGAGCGGGAGGGTCACTGTATCGACACAGCACATTGTCCATGTGCTTATGTGAGTCGCGCGTCCGACCGTCGCCTTGTGCGCCGCCCGTTGCGTGCCAGATATACCAATCGAGCCCGAGCTCTTCAGCCTGCGCCTGATTGATCGCCGCGTGGGCCTTTGAGGTCTCGGTCCGCGCGATTAGTTTTGCGTGCTTCTCGGTCATCTCGCCGACCATCTCACGGAACTGCGGGAGCTTGTAGGCTTGCCTGCTGTCCGCGTAGGTCTGCGACGCCATGAACTTGGTTAGGTCCTTTGCCACCGCCGACGGCACCGTGTGTATGTACATGGCGTTACGGTCGATGATCTCATCAACACGGGCCCCTAGGTGGCCCTCTAACATACGTTGTTGCGCGGCGTACATCTGACGCCCGCGGCCTTGTTCTTTTGCGGCCTGCCGCCATGTCTTGGCGGTCTCGCTCAATGTGTTCGTTACCATGGTGCGCGATGCCATCCTCGCCCAGTCATACAGCGGCTTTGAGGCGCTGAGGGCGTGGAGCTTGTCGGGGAGGTCCTCTATCTTGGTCAGGTCATCTCCGAAGAGCCTCAGTATAAGGGCCTTCAGCTTTTGCAGGGCCGTGAGATACTGTTGCTCAATGCGGCGTTTAGGGCTCCAAGAACTGAAGAGCATTGCTCATCACCCCCACAGTTTCTCTCGGAGAGCCGCGAAGCGTGCTTTTATGCCAGTGGGAGCCGCCGTTTCGGGCGGCTCTGCCTGAGCATCAGGTAGGCCCGTAGGAGGAACAGGCCCGCCCTCGGGGGTCATATTCGGGTCGCCGCCCATCAGCGCGGCCATTGGGTCCTCACCGCCTTCGCCCATCTGTTGGGGCTCATCGTCGGCGGCTTCGATCTCTTCGTCGGTTATGTTGGTAAACAGGCCAGTCTCTTCGCTCATCTGCCGAAGCTCTTTGAGCGCCGTCTTGCGGCTGAGGAGCCCGTTGTCGTAGGTGGAGGTGACCGCGGTCGTCTTCGCTGTCGCGATGTCGGCCTTCTCTTTGCCATCAGGAATACGAACAGGGTTAAACGACACGCCAAGGTCATCAGGCACCGCGCCGAACTCGCTCATGCACATGATTGGCAGGAGGCGGTCAAGGTGCGGCTCGATCTTGTTCTCTTGCATATTCTCGAGAAGCGTGTAGTAGTTGTCCGTGTCTGATTCGCCTGTGGCATTCATGCCCCCGGGGCTGATGCCGAAGAGCTTCGTCATGGGAAATCCCGTGACGGAACAGAGCGCCTGTTGGAACTGCGTGAGGACCTGATCAAGGCCCGTGAATGCGTAGGGCTTGTTCTCAAGGCTGTCGTCCGCGTCTATGACCCGGGTTGAGAATGAGCTCATGAGAATGTTCTGCGCCTTCAGGGTCTCGTACAGGCGGCCCGATTGATATTGATTCGTGCCTAGCATCTGTGCGAGGTCGGGCGACTTCTGTATCCACACGTTCGCCTGATAGAGCAGGCGGCCGATGTTGTGCTTAGCGTCGTCGTATTGACGGAGCTCGTCGAAGATTGTCTCAATGACCGAAGCGCCCCACGCTTGCTCGACTAGGCTCTCCCAGTAGGGTAATTCGTCCCCGACGAAGCGCAGTATGCGGCTATGATGCACACGCACGTTATCAGTAGCAGTCTCACTCGCTCTCACCTCGTAATACTCAGGTAGACCGAAGTCGGGGTCGTTAATGTCGTCGACATTCGTCATGGACGGGTAGAGGCCTGACCAACGGTCGACGACGTATAGGCCCTTGAAGCTGTCGACCTCAATAGTCTTCAGGTCCAAAGGTTGGTCGAGGATGTCGCCGTGGCCGTCGATCATGATGAGCGCGCCTGCGCCGCCGAATAGCCGTGCCCACTTGAGGCCGAACTCGATGCCGCGCTTGATCTTGGTCTTCTTCTCGAGCTTCTTTAGGGCGTCAAGCTGTTCAGGCGCGAGCTGTGAGTCGATCTTGTACCAATGCGCGATCGCGTCCTCGACAGGCAGGTTGATAATGCGCTTCAGGATGCCCGAGCCGCGGTAGAGCGACAGGAGCATCATGTATTGCATCGTTAATCGGGTCATCGGGTACTCAGCGCCCTCGGATAAGCTCGTCGCGCCGAAGCCTAGGCCCGCGGCGGGGTTAGCGTATGAGTCCGCGGCGTAGAGCACAACGGGCCTGTTCGGGTCCGCCACCCGATGCGCTTTTAATTTTGCCATGTGATCACTCCTTCGCTATCTGCCTAGGGCCAGTCTGTATTTTTTGATCATGGTCTTAATGTAGTAGCGCACGCCGTCCATGCAGTGATCGTTCTCCTTGAGAGGCTGTTCGATACCGCGCTGACGGGCCTTCTCATCCCACACATAGCCCTGCCGCTCGCTCAGTGTGTGAGGGCAGTTGACCTTGTGTACTCTGATCTTACGCTTAAAAAACATTGTGGCGGTGTTCTGTAGGCCCACGAGGACCTCATTGTCTGCGCCCCGTACCACGTAGCCGCGGCTCTTGAGCTCGGTCTCGAAGCTGTCGGCGCTTGGGTCCATGATCACCATGTTCAGCGGCGGCCGTGCTCTGAAGAAGTCGTCAAACGAGTCGCCGTACTGGGCGTTGGTCAGCGGAGCC